GGCAGATAAGAATAACATTGATAGAGATAGTATGCTGAAATACTTAGCTGATATGCTCACAGCTTTTGCAGAAGTGGCAAGCGTACAGAATTATGAAACTAAACACACCAATGCCGACAGAATAAGGCAGATGTCAGACGAAGAATTAGCGGAGCTTCTTATAACTTTTAAGAACACATTCGGTGAAGAATACGAGGGAGAAGCTAGTTGTATGGATTGGCTTCAATCAGAAGCAGAATAGGAGAGGTGAAGAAGATGAATAACAGTGCAAGAATAATTAAAAACTTTATTGAGTTTCAAAGAAATGTGTCTACTGAAAAAGCAATACATAGCCTAGAAGAATTAAAACGCTTTGTTATGTGGGATGATGTTGAAAATGACAGCTTTTCAGCAGACGCTTATGAGGCTATTGATTTGGCAATTGATGCGTTGAAAAAGCAGCTCACAAGATTACAGTAATTTAGATAGGAGAGAGCATGGAAGATAGATATTTATTCAAAGGCAAAGAAAAAGATAGTGGAAAATGGCTAGAATGGAATGCAATAGCAGGGATCCCACATAATGTAACTATTTTAACTGATACCATCTGCCAATGCACAGGCTTGAAAGATAAGAACGGTAATATGATTTGGGAGAATGATGTTATAAAATATCGTTTTGGCAATGTATATGCACAAATCAGATATGGAGCATATAAAAGCTGCTTTGATAGTCAAAAAACAGAGCACATAGGATTCTATGTGGATTGGTCAGAGAGCAGGAATTATCGCAAAGACTTAGGATATTGGATAAACATGGTTAATGCAGAGGTTGTTGGAAATATTTTTGACAACTACGAATTATTAGAAAGTGAGGAATAATATGACTGAAAGTAAAAAACTTATAAGGAATGAATCAGAAGCTATTGAATGTTTGAGAAGCAATACTCCACTAGGTGGCTATTCGATGTTACAGGAATCTGTCGATATGGCCGTACAGGCACTCGAAAAACAAATTTCGAAGAATCCGTATCACATATCACAAGTAGACGATAATGATAATGCAAATGTGGAGTGTCCAATGTGTCATGCTAAAGCAGATTATGCAGTCAATATAATTAAAAGAGGATATTGTTGGAACTGTGGACAGTTGCTGGATTGGAGTGGCCCCTTTGACAACCCAGAGTTATTAGAAAGTGAGGGATAATTAAATGAATATAGGATTTGCTTGTTCAATAGTTCATAACATAAATTCTGAAAAATATTCAGAAGATGAAAAAATTGAAGCATTAAAAATGTTCTTAGAAATGCAAACACACAATGGAACAACTAAAGAACAAATTATTAAAGCATTTCGGTGGTTTTGGAATTTTTGTGTTGAAGAAAGTGAGGGGATAAAGATGAGTGATTTAATTGATACATTAATTAAAATGCTTAAAGATAGCAATGCAGGGTATGTTAAGACTAAGGTTGGCGAGTACACAATTTTTGTTACGGATGACGATGATGGAGCCAAGGTGCTTGATGAAGCTTGGGAAAATTACGTAGAAGAAAGTGAGGAATAACAATGATGACAAGACAAGTATTTATTTTTTTAATTGCGCTGAATACATTGTACGCAGCAATCAATTACAGTCGTGGCAACTATGGAAATATAGCTATAAACATAATCGCAGTTGTGGCATGTTTGACAGTATTGAGAGGAGAAAAAAGATGACAGAAAAAAGATGACAGAGATTGAAGCAGCAGAAATGTTAAAGGCGTATTATGTTTGCCAACAAATGCAAGTCAAAGGAATTTATGAAAAATGTAATAGCAATAAGTGTGATGATTGCGATTTGTGTTATAAACAAGGCAACAACGGTGAACGAATTGAGAGTACAAAAATAGCAATACTGGCACTGGAAAAGCAGATTCCAAAGAAACCTATACGATGTCAGAGAAGTCGCATGGGTAATGATTATGAAGATTATTATTGCGCTTGCGGCAATTTTATAGGATATGAACCACAAATAACTACAATGCTTAACGATGGTAAAATACCTGTCAAATATTGTGACAAATGCGGTCAGAAATTAGACTGGAGTGGAGAAACTGTTGAAAAAAATGTATTTTGTGAACACGATTATCGTATTTTGTCTGATTATCAACAAACGTCAGCAAAATCTAAAAAAACAACGCATTATGTTATAGCTAAATGTATTAAATGCGGCAAAAAACAGAGATTTATTGATAACGGTTTTGGACAAACAATAGGAGGTGTAATAGATGAGACCGATTGATGCAGATAAGGTGTTGGGAGTATTAAGAGAACTAGATGCCATTTCGTTTTCGGGAACAATACATATTAAAAACGCCATGTGTTTAATCAATGAACAACCTACAGTCTATGATGTTGATAAGGTTGTGGAACAGTTAGAAGAAGAAAGGGAACTTGCATATGCTGATTTTGACAGATATGCGGAAGAAGTCGATCCTTGTCTTGATTCTGAATGTGATGCTTTTTTTCATAAAGGTTTAGGAAGAGCGATTAAGGTATTAAAGGCAGAAAGAAAGGAATAACGAATCCATGGTAAACCATGGTTATGCAGCGGAGAAAATAAGAATGGCTGTATAGAAAAATAATCATTGTGGCTATAAGGTACGTAACGGAAACAATACGTATCGCATAAAAGCAATCTAAAAATTTATCCACGATTACAAAGTAATTTGTAGCGTGGTGTTATGACAAAAAAATTAAAAGTATGTTGGGTAAGTGCAGGAATATCAAGTTTTATTGCAGGTTATCTTGCAGGAGATGTAGATAAATGGATCTACATTGATATACAAGACCAACATACAGACAGTATCAGATTTATCAAAGATTGCGAAAAAGCAATCGGGAAAGAGATTGAGGTACTACGATCAAAAGAGTACAGAAGTGTAGAAGAGTGCGTCAGAGTGTTCGGTGGGTTTAGAAATCCTGCTAATGGATTCGCTCCATGCACAAACTGGCTGAAAAAGAGAGTGCGTAAAGAGTGGGAAGAGCAGCACAAAGATTATGAACTTACATATGTATGGGGTTTCGATCTAAAAGAGAAGAGCCGGGCAGAGAGAACAGTTGAATCAAACCAACAAGCTAACCATGAGTTTCCGCTTATTGACAAAGGATTGTCCAAAGAGGAAGTACATGGACTGTTTGATAGAACATTTGATTTTGCAAGACCGAAAATGTACGAACTTGGTTATCCAAACAACAACTGCATAGGATGTGTCAAAGGTGGAATGGGTTATTGGAACAACATCAGAAAAGACTTTCCAGAAGTGTTTGAGAGTCGGGCAAAGTTGGAAAGAGATGTTGGATACTCAATGCTTAAGGACAGTTACGGAAAGCCTGTGTTTTTAGACGAATTAGACCCAAACAGAGGAAACATGAATACGGAGATTTTCCCGGATTGTGGGATAATGTGTTATTTGAGCTTAGGCTAGAGGTGAAAGAATTGTGAAAAAGTATGTGTATGTAGCTTATTCAAAAGATAAGTATAAATTGCCGATTTTTATTGCTGACAGTCCTAAAGAGCTGTCGGCAGTAGTCGGAGTAGACTCGAATACAATTTCTACCATGATATGTCGTGCGAAAGCTAAAGGAAAAGAATGTCGTTTTGCAAAAGTAGATATTAGCGAAGTATGAAAGGAGAAAACAGAATGAAAAATAAAATTAGAGTATATATCAGCGGAAAAATTACTGGTACTGATGATTATATCGAAAGATTTCAAGAAGCAGAAAAACGCATAAACGATCTTATGGACGTAGATGTTATAAACCCAGCAAAGATATGTTCTATGATTCCAAAGGATGCGTTTACACACAATGAATACATGGAGTTGTGTATGCTTTTGTTATCTAAATGCGATTACATCTATCTTATGAAAGGATGGGAAGAATCCGCAGGAGCAAACATGGAATATGGCTATGCGGTTGCCGCTGATAAAATCATACTAAAGGAGTGATGACTTATGCCAGATAAAACCCATAGTAGAAAATCAAAAGTGATTAAACGTAATGATGCAGATTCGAAAAAATGCGTTTTCCCAAACTGCTTTGTATGTCCGTTGCCAGACTGCACTTGCAATAAAATGTTTAAGTCTGAAAGACAATATCTTCGCAGGATGGATATGTTTAGAAACTTTCAAAATTCTGCATTAAACGGTACGACAGAATACAATTTGCAAAGACAGTACCCGGAATGCACTGATAACGAATTGACGGTAAGTATAAAAAGTATTTTTGAATCAATGGAACGACAAAGGAGATGAGGAAATGTTGACTTTAGAAGAACTGATTAAGCATATATCTTCTGGATGTGATGTTGAAGTGTGTAACGAATTAGGCGTAACACGTGTAATATTACCATTAACGGCTTTAGAAAATGTAACACATTATATGTCTGATCAACTATTAGACAGTGAAGTTTTAACTATAAACTGTAGTAATGTAAATCGGTTGCGTGTAAACGTGAGCATACATGAGGAGGTGACAGAATGAAACAATTGGGAGATGAAATAAATACTTCCATCTTAAAAATAGCTAGTCAAGTGGAAGAAACAGAAAGCGAATTTATATTTCGGTTTCTTAGTAACTTTGCACATTCAACGTATCAAGTTGTTATCGAGAAAGAAGAACTTTTTAAGTCTATTCAATTGATTAGAATGTCTAAAGAGTTTGGCCCTAGTATTGATAGGCGATGGGAGACAGCCACGCAACAGTTAGAATTGTACAGACACGCATATGATCGTGGCTTTCAGGACGGGGTTGAGAGAGAACATGAAAGAATTAGAAACATTATGGAATTTGAAGATAAGGAGGAACAGAAATGATTAGAATTATAGAACGTGGAACCATTAAGATAAAACAATGTAAGAATTGTGGGTGCCTATTTTCTTATGAAAAGGAAGATATTGAGCATAATACGCATTCTGATTTTAGAGAATACAATTATTACTATATAATCTGTCCACAATGTAAAGAAGAAATACGGTTAGGAGGTATTAGAAAATGATTAAATTAGAACACGTAGTATTAGCTTCACCAGAGCAGATGAAGTTTATCGTTGAAGGTATGAGAAACGCAAAAAATTCGTGGGATAAGAGCGATAGTGAATTTGAAACGGCTGGATATGACATTATTGATTTCCATCTTGGAGAGGCGGACCATGGATTAATGCAACAATTATCCGATGCAGGCACGGATCACAGAAAGTATATGCGAATGATGCCGGTGTATGCTAGAATTACTGCGCCTTTATATTGGTGGAAAGAATTTGATACTTATAAAGTTGGAACTGTTTCAAACTCTTGCAGTACAATGCATAAGATTGATGAGAAAGAGTTTACTTTAGAAAATTTCTCATGTGAGCATTTACTGAATATGTCTAATAATGACGCAGGAGATGCTCTTTTCTTTAATGATGCAAATAACATTAGGGTAGATAGTGATGATCTGCTTGGTTTAACGATTAATGTTCTTAATTATTATCGAGAAAGGTTTAATAAAACAAAGGACAAACGATATTGGTGGCAGATGATTCAGCTTCTGCCGAGCAGCTATAACCAAACACGTAATGTCATGATGAATTATGAGGTGTTGGCAAATATCTATCGAAGTAGGCGATGTCACAAGTTGGATTGTTGGAGAGAATTTTGCGATTTTGTAGAAACTCTTCCTTATTCAGAATTAATAACAGGAGAATAAAATGAAAGAACAATGGAAAGAGATTAAAGGAAATAGAGAAATATATGAAGTAAGTAATCTGGGGAATGTTAGAACGAAAGATAGAGAAGGTGCTAGAGGTCGCAAAATAAAAGGACATGTTTTAACACAACATGATAACTCTAATGGTTATCCTAGATGTGGAATGAATATTGACGGTAAGCCAAAATCATATTTAGTTCATAGATTAGTAGCTAAGTTATTTATTCCAAATCCAGATAACAAACCAGATGTAAATCATAAAAATGGTGACAAACACGATAACTCTGTTAAAAATTTGGAGTGGTGTACAAAAAGTGAAAACGAAAAACATGCTTGGAAAAACGGATTAAAACGTGATGTTGCAACAAAAGGTGAACTTCATGGGATGCATAAATTAAGTAGAAAAGATGTTGAATACATAAGAGAGAATCATATTAGAAATGGTGGATCTATGAAAACTGGAAGATTAGCAAAAATGTTTTCTGTTAATCCGCAAACTATAACAGAAATTGTTTCGGAAAGAATTTGGAGAAGTATTTTACATTAAGGAGGAATGAAGATTATGACTCAAAATGAAATAGCGGAAATTATGAGATTATTAGACGAATCTGACATAACAACATGGCCGCTAGAGGACCAACTTGCTATTAGCGCAGCGTACTTAGCTTTGGCTAATACTGTTGCTCCGATAGTGTTACGAAATGCGTCTAAAGACGATAAAGCAACATTTTTATTTAAGGTAAGAAAGGGGTGATGTTTATGGTAGCGATTGAAAAAAACAGCGAAATGGAAATTTGGTGTGCTGACTATATAAACGATCCGGTTAAAAAATTACACGGTGACTGTAATATTAAAATTGTGCAGATAGAACATGCTACAGGCGATGACTATATTGTCGAGTTTTTGAGAGAAGAGAGGTAATGTTAAAAATGACTGATGAAGAAAGAAATGTACTTGTAGAACAATCTATGGAGAAGAATAAAAAAGGTTGTGCTACGAAAAGAGCCTTAGAAGCACAAAGAAAACTATATGAAGAAGCATATCCATTTCACGATGTTGGTGGTTATGAGGATATGGATGAGATCGCATTTGGAACTAACGATACAAGTGATAACAGATAACGGAGAGAAAACAATATGGAATGTTGTAGATATTGCACTGCTGAAACTGGAAGAAAGGTAGGTTGTCATGGCACTTGTGAAAAATACATTAAAGAGCGATCGGAGTATAACCAAGAAAAGAATCGCATATTTAATGAAAAAGTACGGAATAGTGTGATGGTTAGTTACATTACCGATCCGGTCAGAAGCGTAAAAAGAAAGAAACTTAGGAGGAAAAAATAATGGCACACAATAAAAGAGCAGCTATGCGAAGAGAAGCGAGAGAGCAGAAAAAAACGAAGTTGAACAGTTTGGAACATGAATGGCTTGCGAGAGCAACGGTTCATCCTGTAGGCGGCAAGGCGTTGGATAAAATGGCCATGAAATATTATAAATTTGGGTTGGCAAATGGAATGTCAACATCAAGTTGCATTATATTTCTAGCACTTCATGAATATTTTGGATTTGGAGAGAAGAGAATCAATACTTTGATGAAGTGCGTAGCAAAAGAATCCATGAAAATGGATGAAGCACCAACAGAATTTAATGTTGACTTCTATCAGAAGAAATTAGAAGAGGTTATGGACATTTCTTTAGAATCTTATAGCGAAGATAAGATTCTAAATACGGATTATAAATAAGGGGGCTGATATTATGGCTAGAAAAAGGTCATTTAGTCGTGATGTAATCACATCTACGTCATTTTTGGACATGCCACTGTCTGCACAGGGGTTGTATTTCCACCTGTGCATGAACGCTGACGATGATGGTTTTATCGACAATTCCACAAGCGTTGCTAGATACTGCCAAGCAACAGCAGATGATATGCAATGCTTGTTCGATCGGGAGTTTATACTTCCGTTTCCAAGTTCTGATGTAATAGCAGTGAAGCACTGGAAACGGCACAACACGATACAGTCAGACAGATACACACCTACGGTATACAAGTTTGAGATTTCTCTTTTGGGCCTTACAAAGCAAGGGGAATATACTTTTAATGAGAGAGAAGCTAACTGCTTGGCAACAGAAGCA